CGGGCGGAGGACCATGCCCGCGGCAAAAACGCTCAAGCGATTCGAATCATTGATCGGTTGCGGAAACGGGGAGGACTGGCCATGGCCAAGAAGAAATCCACCAAATCCAAGAAGCTCAGCGAAGCGCAGATCGCGGTGCACTGGAAGGAGGAAGACCTTGTCTATCCTTCGGCCGAGTTCATCGCCCAGGCGAACATGACCGATCGGGGAATCTACGATCGGTTCAGCCTCGACAACTTTCCCAATTGCTTCAAGGAATACGCCGACCTTCTGGACTGGTACGAGTATTGGTATGTGGATTAACTCAACTGGTACTATTGGTACTGATGCAGGCGTTCAGTATTTCGTTATAGGAGTCTAGCATGGCTAAGACTGATAGATTTTATATTGGCCTTGTTGATGGTTCATCAGGGATGCAGACTGATGTTAAACCATTTTTAATTGCTGATAATGCTTTCCAGACTTTAAATAATGCATATGTATTTAGGGGGAGGGTTCGTAAAAGATTTGGTTCAAGATTAATGAAGGGATCAACAACTCCTAATCCTGGATACGAGCAATTACAATCTAGGCTTAGAATTAATATTGGAACTACTGATGGAGCTGGTGGCTTTACTGGACTTGTTCCAGCGTCTGTTTCTGCGGGCAATTATACTCCTTATGCTCCAGCTGCTATAGGTCAAGCCTTTTCAGTTGGTGATCAAATTTATACTTTGACTGTGTTGAGTGGTGCGGCTACTCCACTTTTAAATACAGGTGCTGGAACTGGAACTTATGACACAACAGCTGGAACCCCAACATCTGGTCAACTTGTTTTAGTTGGTGCTGCTATTCTTACACCTGTTTATTTTTATCCCTCTCTTCCTGTTATGGGTCTTGTTACTTATCAGGAAAAAGGAGTAAATAGCGAAAGTATTTTTGCTTTTGATACGCGATTTGCATATCAGTTTACAGCATCTGGATGGACACGACTTGGAACAGCTATATGGTCTGGTTCAGATGCAGATTTCTTCTGGGGATATAACTGGAATGGTATTTTAAGATCTGATTATTACATGTTTGTAACTAATTTTGTGAGTGCTGATCGTATTAAATATTGGGACGGTGCAAGTGCATGGACTACTATCAGTCCTATAATTAACAATACAACTCGTATAGCTACAGCTCGTATAGTTCTTCCATTTAAAGATCGTCTTATCATGCTTAATACAGTTGAGTATGCAGGTAATAATGGAACTGCTATTGGTACTACTAATGCTGTAACGGGTAATTTAGCAGCTACAGTTGTTGCTGCTCCAGCTGGTGGATTTGCCATAGGACAGTCTTTTGTTGTTGGTACTACTATATTTACGATAGATTCTCTTGCTGCTGGCGCTCAACCAATGGCAGTTGCTGCCATTAATTCTACCGGAGCAGTTGCATCAGCTACTTTTAACATTACGACTTCTGAAATTACTATTACTGGAAACAATACTAACCGAAACCAAGGTGTTTATTTCTTAAACGCTACGACTGGTTCTGATGTAGAGTATAAGAACCGATGTCGATACTCTTTAAACGGTTCACCAGTAGCAACAAATTCATTCTTAGAAGTAGCTGGTGGTGGTGGTGGTTATATTGACGCTCCAACTAAAGAAGCTATCGTCACAGCTCAATTTCTTAAGGATAGACTTATAGTTTACTTTGAGCAGAGTACATGGGAATTGGCTTACACAGGAAATCAAGTGTTGCCATATGTGTGGCAGCAAATCAATACAGAGCTTGGTGCTGAATCTACATTCTCTCAGGTTCCATTTGATAAAGTGGTACTTGGAGTTGGTAACGTTGGTATTATGGCTTGTAGTGGTTCAAGTGTAGAGCGTATAGATAACAATATACCTGATGAAGTATTTGCAATTCATAATGCGAACAATGGTATAGAGCGTGTTGCTGGTATTCGAGATTATTATGTAGAGATGGTTTACTGGACATTTCCTGATGTAACTCGAAGTTCAACGTATCCATTCAATAATAAAGTGCTTACTTATAACTACAAGACTGGTTCTTGGGGTATGAATGATGACTCTATTACTGCATTTGGATATTATCAGTCAGCTGCCAATGAAGGTGAGACATGGGCTTCTGATAATGGAACATGGGAAACTGATAATTCTACTTGGACAGACGGGCCAACTATTCAAGCTCGTTTTAGATCAGTGCTTGCAGGTAATCAAGAAGGCTTTGTGTTTGTTGTAGATCCTGATGAGAACAGAAACTCTCCAGCTCTTCAAATTACCGATATGGTTATTACTGATGCTACAACGATTACTGTTACGTGTGTTAATCATAACTTTCAGCCTGGATTTAATGGCATTGGTGACTATATAGCTATTGAAAAAGTTCAGGGTCTTTCTGGCATAACTGATATGATTTTCCCCGTAAATGATGTTACTGATGCTAATACTTTCACTATAAAAGTAGATAACGGATCAGTAACTGGTACGTATACTGGTGGTGGAACTATAGCTCGAGTTTCTAATATAGATATAACTACGAAGCAATATAACTTTTATGCTCAAGATGGGTGTAATGCATCTATCAATAAAGTAGATTTCTTGGTGGATAAGACATCAGGTGGTGAGATAACCGTTGATTATTATATATCTTCTTCTGGAATATCATCTCTTAATGATGGGGCTGCAACAGGCGCTTTACTTGGTACTGGTGTTTTAGAGACTAAGCCTTATACGCTTGTTCCTCTTGAATCAGCACAAGATCGCTTATGGCATCCAATATATCCAATGTCTGACGGTCAATATATTCAATTGAATTTATATATGACTGATGAGCAACTAAGAGATGCATCAATTGCTTGGTCTGATTTTGAATGGCACTCAACTATTTATTACGCAATGCGTACAAGTTCGCGCTTGCAATAGGAGATCTCATGTTCAAGAGAATGTGTATTTGTTTAAGCTTTTGTGGTCTCATGGTTGGATCACAAAACAAGAAAGAAAACATTGTCCTGAAAGATATTAAGCATAGTCATCACAACCATTTGAGCTCTGAAGGTGAAAGTAAGGCATATAACGAGCAGCGAAGAGAATCTCTGCCAGGTAGTTCTTTAATTCACCATGCTTCAACTTCTGTTGTAACTCCTCGATTGGACAGGGGTGCAATTGATCTTCAAGGTGTTCCACGGGTTGTTAGTGATGATAGTCCAGTTTCTGCACATAAGACGGTTGTTAATGTAGCAGCTACTGTTGCTGTAAAAACTGATTCAAAGTGTTGTAATTCTAATTGTTGTGATGATGATCATGATAATAGAGTATGGTGCTGCTGTTAAAAAATAATTCCCCTGGAGAGTATTAAGAACCAGGGGAAAAAAGGAAGTAGTAAGTATCCAAGGATACATTATAAATATACTATAAGATTTTAAAATTCTATATTAACTTTATATGTAATCTAATTTTTCAAATACTCAAGTACTACATAGGTGGTATTGTATGAAGAGTAATCTATTTGTGTTTCTATAACTACATCGGTATCAGTTACGCATATTTCTACAGATTCATTAATTGTTTTTGTTGAATATGTTATTGGTATAAATTTTGTCCGTGTTTCATTAGATGCTGTGCCATAAATTCTGGTAAATGAATATCCATTGTTAATGTCTATATGGTGCGGTACTGATTTTGTAGTTTTGTCAGGTAATGGACCAAAATTTATAGCCTTGCGAAAGACTTGACGTTCTACAGGTTGAGTGCCGCTCAATGAGTTAACTCCTGGATCTGGAAAATATACTTTTCCATTTAAAGTTTCTTGCTCTGCATAATTCCCAAATTCTTTTTGGTTTAAAGCTATCTGCATAAGATTTAAGTTTTGATAGAGTCTTATGAGGAGATCTTTTAGTTTTGGATCTATATTTGTAGCTTGTAGTTCTTGGATTTCCCATATAAACGTAGATGGTACAAATGATCCAAGGTTTGCTTGGCTATTATAAGATTGATTGTTCGCCATTATTATATTTCCTATTTTAAAAAAAGTTGTCGTATGATGATATAATAATTGAAACTTAATAATTAAGGAGATAAAAATGGCATGGCAGGATTTTTTTACAGGAACGCCAGATCAGATAAAGCAGTACAATAAATTTAATCCTCAGCAAATGCAGCAAATGAATCAGATTGGGCAGCAAGGTTTTCAGGGTTTACAGAATCTTAATACTTCTTTTGAGCCAATAGCGCAACGAGCTCGTGAGCAGTTTGGTCAAAAAGGCATACCTAGTATTGCTGAACGATTTAGCCAAGGTGGCGCTCAAAGATCAAGTGCTTTTGGTCAGGCTTTAGGTCAAGGCGCATCTGACTTAGAATCTCAATTAGCAGGTCTTCAGTCGCAGCATAATCTAGGTCAGCAAGACTTTTTTAAGAGTTTACTTGGAATAGGACTTCAGCCACAATTTGAAAATTATATGCAGCAAGGTAATACTGGAT